CTTCGATGGTTCGAATCCATCCCTGCCCACCATCTTCTGCGGGAATGGCGGAATTGGCAGACGCGCTAGATTCAGGTTCTAGTGAAAGCAATTTCATGCAGGTTCAAGTCCTGTTTCCCGCACCATGTAAGACTTAGAACTTTGATACAAGGTTCTAAGTCTTTTTCTTTTTGTCTTGCAAATACGACCGCATAACGGCAAAAGCACCCGATATTATGCAAGAATTTGCTTGGTTTCATCTTTCGCAAAAAAACAGTCGGTAAACGCTCAGATCAGCTAAGATAGAAAATGCACCCACCATGCGGTTGGGTGCAAGTTTTTTCTCCGAAGAGAAATAGTTTTGCAGTATCCCTTTCGTTTTGCAGTGGGTGCAATCCAAGGGTGTGATCAAATATTGAAGCATTTATGTCTGCATGATATAATTGATTAAGCTCATGAGTGGCAATTAAGAGCTAAATAGGAAGAGGTAAGAGGGTGGGACAGAATGAGATTGCTCCGATTTGAGAATAGAATCCTTGAAGCAATAGGCGGTCAGTTTACACCTGATCAATTTGGCGCACGTTTGTTTATGCATCGAGAAGACATGTCTATGCCCGAAAACTATTTAGTGTGGTTTCATGAACGATTTCATTATTTGCAATCGGTGTTCACTTCCTACGGACATTTGAAGTGGGGCTCATATCGAACAGTAACATCAGATATTATCGATACATGGTTATCGTTGACAGAAAGGTATGAGAAAGAAAAGAAGATACCGATTGCTGAATATATTGCAGATAAAGATAGGGATTCAATACGAATTGCGGTGAATGTGTGGTTTCATAATACTATGTATCAATTGTATAGTATTATTGAGTACGGAAACGAGCAATCAGAATTACAACAAATAGCCCCAGCTTTATTTCAAGAAAACAAAATTTGCCCTGAGATTGAAGTGCAGGGGAGGCGGGTGCAATTTAGAGGGATTGATGTTATAGAAAGTTTTGCAAAGTTTGAAGAAGCGATGATGGCTGAATTGTTGCTTGGCAAAACAATTGATGAAAGCATTGATCCGAATTATCTGAACCCCGAATACTACATAGCTCTCTATTATTTCGTGGAACAAGTAGGCCCCGAAAGATTACTGGAATTCCCTGTTGTTTGTGAGCTGTCTCTGAGTTCTGCACATATTATGAACTCTAAGGATCCGGAATCTATATATAGGTTTGCCCCTAACTGGCGTTTCGTTCGAATTATTGATGCGATCAAAAATACGAATGGTTTACCAGAATTGAATGTTAGCTGTGATGGATCGTTTTATGCATATGCGAATGAGGTTCTTCTTCGTTGTGGTTATGAATCATATGAAGAGAGTTGGAGATCTGCTGATGAATATGCAACTCAAAGTGATCTGAAAATGGCATCAGAAATGAAAGCAGCTATTGAATACAAAAGAGAACATCCGTGGATGCTTTCATATCCAATGTGTAAGAGAGAGTTCCTATCAGAGGAGTTTAATAAATTCGAACCCTATTTTACAATTACAAATGATGGCGTTATGTATAATACTGATAGAATTACCTCGACTGAATTGATATATGAAAACCATTTCCAAGCATTATCAGCCCAGATTTGTGGGCGAGTATCGCCCTACTGCCAAGATACATGGCGCTTGATGTGTGGTTTTTCCTATACTGGAACCAATACCTGCCCTCATTATTTAGCAGGTGAATGCGATGGGTATGTGGATTGCGAAAGTGAATTTCCTAAAGTTGTTATCGATGAAGATAACAATATTGTAAGAGGATGCACATTTGAAATTGTTTTAAACACGATGGGAGTAAGTGTCCGGAATATTATGGTCGGTCGAGTTCGAAGTCTGGGATATAGTGAGCTGAAAAAAGCAATTGAGGGGACTCGCAGATGATGGCGAGAACAATTAAAATGCTGTTGTATTCACAGTGGAACGCGGATTCTCAAAAAGGTGCCACGAAAGAGTACTTTATTCGTTGGTATAGTTCCCTCTGACAACTATAATTAAGTCGTGAATACTGTTTATTTGAGGCCGACACAGAAGCGTCGGTCTTTTACATTACCATCAAAACTCAATGGATATGCTTCCAGGTATTTAAGTATGTAAGGATTACTTGGAGCGCAAATATCAATAAATATCGTATATATCAAAAAATATCAGCAAATAGATTGAAAGTAAAGATGAATCGGTGTATTATACTTATATTGCATTAGTAAAACATGATTAGAGGTGTTAAAATGCCCAGTCAATTTGCAGAAAACTATATTGGAATTGAAGAGGCAGCAGTGTTTCTTAACATAAGGCCAGTAACTCTTCGTAAATGGATTAAAGATAAGTGTGTACCTGCACATAAAATTGGTAAGCAGTGGAAGTTTAAGCGTTCGGAGCTGGAAGCGTGGGTTCGTAGTGGCGAAAGTGCAAATATCTAATAGATCCAAGAATGGTGAGGAGTAAAGTATATGTGGGTGGATGAAATTAGATCTGCTTTGGCTACTGGAGGTTCTCAGAGCAATTTCAGATCATATAAGGAAGAATTAATAAAGCTTACTCAACAAGCTCTAGCTGAGTTCGTTCCTGTTGATGATTTTTCATATGAAAACAATCCAATTCAGCTTATTGATTTTTTCTCTGGTGCTGGAGGCACTTCTCTAGGATTTGCGGCATTGAATCGAGTAATACCGGCATTTAAAATGCTGGGAGGTTGTGATATCAATGGCATTTCTGCGAATACCTATAGCCACAACTTTGGGACGCCGCTTATCCATGAGGATATTGTAAAGTTGGCTTTTGAAGAAGGAAAGCTTGAAGAGTGTCTCAAGAGAATTGGTTACGATAAGAATAAGCCAACCATTATGATTGGATGTGCCCCATGTCAAGGGTTTTCCTCTCATAGGAAAAAGCATTGGAACGAGGAAGATGATATCCGAAATAGCCTAATTATGGCTTTTGCAGAAATTGTAAAAAAAGTACAGCCGGAAGTCATCATTATGGAAAACGTCCCTGAGTTTCTGTCTGCACGCTATTGGAAGTATTTTTCTGCAGCAAAAGCGTGCTATGAAGAAAATGGATATGTAATTAAAGATACAATATATAACGCGGCTTCGTTCGGTGTACCACAAGAACGCTTCCGGTCAATTGTTATCGGTATGAAGAAGGATTTCGTACTGCCTGTCGGCTACCTGCAACCATCTGAGTATAGGACTGTCAGGCAAGCGATTGCGCATCTTCCGATAGTTCCTGCAGGTGTTGCGGCGCCTGAAGATCCATTGCATAAAAGCGCTGCGCACAAACAGAATACAATTGATGTAATTAAACAAGTTCCCCATGATGGTGGAAATAGGCCTGTGGGAGTTGGTCCTGAATGTCTTGACAAGGTTAAAGGGTTCTATGATGTATACGGACGGTTGTTCTGGGATAAGCCGGCGATCACTATAACACATTATGCTAGAAATCCTGCAAGTGGTAGATATACCCATCCCGAACAAGATCGTGGATTGACCGCAAGAGAAGCAGCGATTCTCCAGAGCTTTCCAAACGGTTTTGAATTTACTGGAAAATCAGATGATGTATATAGACAAATTGGCGAAGCGGTCCCGCCTATGCTTTCTTGTGCTATTGCTGCAAGTGTGCTGATCGAAATGTACTCTGTACCGCCGACAGAAGCGGAGATTTTAGCAAGTCCTACACCTATCACTGAACCAGTAAGCAGTTCTTATTCTAGCGTAATTGCTGGCATTAAAACCAAAGGGAAGAAGGCCAAAAAATGAGATATACCTGTATTGACAGTTTTTGTGGGGCGGGAGGACTGTGCCTTGGTCTTGAAAGAGCAGGGTTTGATGTTCTTTTCAGTTTTGACATTGATCCGATATGTATTGAAACGATGGCAGTAAACAAAGCGTATTTTAATCATCATGCAGAGGCGGCAGATATTACAAACATGTTGAATGGAGAATTACTGCGAAAGTGTAACATTCAGCGTGGCGAGTTGTTTTTGCTGGCGGGTGGTCCCCCTTGTCAGGGATTTTCTATTCAAAGGCGTGGTAGTGATATTGATAGTAGAAACGACCTAGTTCTCAAATACGGACAACTCATAAATGAGTTATACCCTAAGTACTTCGTCATGGAGAATGTTTCTGGCCTTGCAGGAAAACGCGGAAAAACCATTCTAGAACAGCTTGTAGAAGATGTGGAACGGATTGGTTATTATGTACACGTGGCTTTGTTAGATGCTCAAGACTACGGTGTTCCCCAGAGAAGAAAAAGATATATTATCGTTGGTGAGCGCAAAGATCTCGGTGACAATTATGCTTATCCTAAGGCGCTTGGGATATGCAAAACCGTACGGGATACGATCGGAAATCTTCCTGAGCCTCCAGCCGATGGAACTGACCATCCGCAAATTACTCTACATCGTAGAGATCGTCTTTCTGAATTGAATTTGGCAAGAATTCGAGCAATTAAAGAAGGGCAAGGACGTGACGACTTACCTGCTGAACTGGTAGCTGATTGCCATAAAGTTGATAGTTCGGTTATTGGCTTTAGGAACGTTTATGGGAGAATGGAATGGGACGATGTAGCTCCCACTATTACGGCACGATTTGACAGTTTTACTCGTGGAAAATTCGGACATCCCGTTCAGGATAGAAGTGTTTCATTACGTGAAGGCGCTCTGCTTCAGACATTTCCTATGGATTTCATGTTTGCCGGGAATAAAGTCGATATAGCGCGACAAATAGGTAATGCTGTTCCACCAGTTATGGCAGAACAGATAGGAAAAAGCATTCTTGAATCGTACGGAAGGGCGTGTACAAAAAATGGCGTACGAGGCTAGTGTTAAAAATTATTTACGGGCATATCAAAATGAATACTTGTCAGCTTTGCGTGGAGGACAACATACTGCAGAGTTGTCTTTTCGCGTACCTATGCATACGCTATTTAGAAATATTGCGCACGATCTGAATCCTGATGGTAATTTTGATGTTATTCTGGAACCGCGAAATCAAGGTAGAATGGGAAGACCTGACTGGAGAATACAAGACAGCGTTTCCTATGGCGTTTATGGATATATAGAAGGTAAAGGTCCGTCTGCAGAAGCGTTTGACATTACACCGTATCAGGATCAGATTGGGCGATATCTTACTCTTGGCCATAAGCTCATTATTACAGATGGAATAGATTTTGTGTTCTGTTTCTCACAGGAGCCGGTTGTTGTTTCGATTGTTGACAAATCTAGGTTGGGAGTAGCTGATTGGTCACGACTACCCGTAAACCCGTTGTTTAAATTCTATATGGAGCAGTTTTTTTCTAATCCAGCTCCCCAGAGAGTTGACGAGGAAAAACTTGTTGAACTTGTTGCGCTCAGAACAAGAAACCTAGCGAATGATATTCTTTTGCATGCGGACTTGACTCTGGATGAAGCGTTGAACGATGATGAGCGTAATGTTATTAATTTGCTCGATGGACTGAAGAGGCTCGTATATAATCATAATGACTTTGGACTGCGTACAAGGTCTGTGTTTGCTGACTTCGTAGCTCAGGTAATTATGTTTTGCCTCTTATATGCACATCGCGTGATTTGTGAGGGCGCAGATACCCCTTCTGCAAAGGCGCAAAAGATTCGTTCTTTTGCCTTTAACGATATTGTTGAGGGAGAGGCCCTATTACCATTTCGCAATTTGATGGTATATTTGAGGGACCATGCTGGCACCCAGACGTTTATTGGACAATGGGTCGATGAGTGTATTGCATTCTTGTCGTTTGTTCAAATGACAGAGCAGCAGCTTATGAATCCAGATTATCATCATCTTTTTGAGTTATTTCTTATTAAGTTTGATGCACAAACGCGTTTTGACTATGGAGCGTTTTATACTCCAAAGGTGTTGGCAGACTTTATTGTTAGACTGGCAAATAGAGTTATTGCTGGATGCTTTGATGGCGCATCGATTTATGATGATTGCAACACAATAATTGATCCTTGTTGCGGAACCGGTTCGTTTCTCGAGCAGATTGTCGCCCATGATCATAACGATGGAAACTACAATCTATGCGGTTTTGAAATTCTTCCCGCGCCATATATGCTTGCAAACTATCGTATGAGTATTGTTAGGCGCCGATATCAAAGGAATAACCTGAGAACGAATATTATTTTGGCAAACACATTGAGTAATGGCCTATTTGACGATGAAATAAATGTGAATTCTATCGAGGGACGTGAACTGGTTCGAGCGAAAGAACTTGCTAGGCCTCCGATAAAGCTAATAATCGGAAACCCGCCCTGTTCTGATTCTTTACGTGGAAATGTTTCTTCCGATTTTTCGCGTATAAACGCTATGATGGAGGATTTCAGACCTCCTATTGAGAATAGACATGGACGCCAGAATATACAAAAGCAGATCAATAATCCGTTCATGCAGTTCTTGCGTTGGAGCTGCGACAGACTGTTGCGCACTGAGAATCACGCTGCGTTGGCAATGGTTGTTCCATTGTCTTTCTTAGAGAATGAATCGTATAAGTATGCTAGAAAGTATTTGCTTGAGCATTTCTCGAAAATATGGGCAGTAGCAATTGATAATGATGCTCGTACAGGCATTCGTGGCGACAGTCTGTTTAAGACAATGCAAGGAAGAGCCATTATTCTATTGACACGACGCTATGGTGAAAATGGATCAGCTACGTCGGTTAACTATATCGACTTGTCGCATGGACGAATGGCTCAGAAGGTTGCTACGCTTGAGGCAGATATTGAAACGATTATGGATGGTTTTATAGCGTTTGCAGTTTCAGAGCAAATGTATTCGTTTATGCCTTCCCGCGCGTTTAACGAGCAATTGTATAATCAGTTTTGGCCCATAAGCAATGAACGTGGCCAAAAAGCAGTATTTCTAAATCAGTGTTCAGGTGCAAAGATGGCGCCTACGGCTCTGTTAACGCATGTCAAACAGCCTATGCTTAAAAGGCGAAGTCGCGAAATTGCAGCTAGCGGTATAACAAAAGCTGAAGAATGGATTGGTCGGCAAGATAAAAAGGTTGTTCAGGTTAAAATTGAAGCTTTCCAGAACGCTTTGAATTCTTGTTCTACACGTCAAGAACTGGATGATATCCTGAACAGTAATATTCGGCCGTGTTCATTCAGACCGTTTGTTAATTCTAATGCCTTTATATGGGATAGGGTTTTTGAGTATCAAGCCGGCGTTGGAGGGGGCGGCGCACGCATTCGACCGGAAATAAAGGCGATATACGAAAAAGAAGATACAATTGGATTTGCTTTAGCGCATGCGCCGAAGGATCTCGATGAGTCTCTTGGACAGTTTGCTTCTTTCTGCTGGTACTTTCCTGACAACGATCTCAGTAGAAGAGGAAATGGCCATGTGTATTTGAATCAATATATACCAAATACGCAGACGAATGCCGTTGTAAACAATGTCCATACAGCGATCCTTGAACATTTTAGTGCTCTAACAGGTTTGAGTGCATCAGAATGTGCTAGGAAAACGGTTTTCTATTCATATGCCGTATTCTGTTCGCAGGTATATCTGGAAGAATTCTATGGCGCACTATTTGTTGTTAATCAATCTGAAAGTCGTGCGCGTATTCCGATGGTTAATAACGCAGATATTTTTTTGAGATTGGCAGAAATTGGAGAATCTCTTGCAAATCTTGAAAAGAATAATGCCGTTGTTGAAAATGTGTTGGGATTGGATTATGAAGGGCTTATCGCACGCTTGCCAACTGGTTTTCATCTTGAACATAGTCGTTCTGCTGCACACAATCCATATGATGAAGAGAATGAAGAATTCATCATACGAGATGAGAATACTAGAGAAGAAATCAGGATGTATTGTCCCATTGCGGTTCAGCGCTTCACTGTGGCGGGTTATAATGTCGTCAAAGATTGCTGGCTGAAATTTCATTCTTATAGGTTTACTCATTGCGAGTTTTCTCGGGATGATTTCCGCGAATTGCTTGATTTGTTTAATAAGATCGCGAAGCAGGCGCAATATGTAAGCTCAGTGGATGAAGTGTTGCATGGAATAATAAGCGGTGACATAGAACTCATGGCATTCTAGTGTATGTGCTATTTGAGGATAGATAGATGGCTGATGTGTTTAATAAAGCGAAACGCTCTGAGATCATGAGTAAAGTACGATCAAAGAACAATAAATCTACTGAAATTAAGCTAATTAACTTGTTTCAGAAGAATGGAATAACTGGATGGAAACGCAACTACCCGGTTAAAGGTCATCCCGACTTTGTTTTCCTATCGAAACGAATAGCGGTTTTTGTCGACGGTTGTTTTTGGCACGGACATGATTGCAGGAACACGCGTCCTTCGGATAATCAAGAATACTGGCAAAAGAAGCGTGAGCGGAATATAAAACATGACGCTGATGTCACTGTTATGTTTGAAAAACGCGGGTGGCGCGTATTACGCATATGGGAATGTGAATTAACGCGTAAGAACGAGGCTGCGCTTCTTGAGAAGATTAGTGGCATAATAAACTTAGACTCAAAAGACCAAGTATAGAATTATTAATTGTTGCGACAGATCAGATACTCAATCGAACCTAAAATAGCATGAACTGCACGTTGGACCCAATATCCAACGTGCAGTTCGCGTATTTATACTCCCAGCGCCGATTCCTAGTCCAAAGCATATCTGCAAAAGACAAATAATTAGTATGTTCCATTCGGCTATATCGATGTGGTATTGACGGTGGGATTATTCTTCATCATACACATCGTACAACAGACCATAACGACCATGCTCACGCGACTTGGTGAATTCGTGATACTTACATCCCGAATCTTCATTGAGCCACGTGGGCATTTTTTCTTTTTGGTCGACGAATATAACCTGTCCACTGTCTTGATGCTTAAGCAGGTATTCAATAAAAGCGTCTCGGATTACATTTGCTTTTTCACCATACTGTGTTTCTGAAAGCTGAGTCAGCGCGGAGTCCATCATAAGAATACCAGGCGTATAGAGTCCATATTCGTACAGGACTTCGCGGATAGCAAGTAAGACAACCGAGTTCAGGATTCCGCAAAAGCCACCGCCCATCACATTGGCTTTTTGCTTTCCGTTGATTTCAATATCAAAGGTATCATAGTTTAGTCTTGCGAAAGCCGCGCCGGGGAAGTGAATCGCCTCCAGTATTTCGGATAGCTTTTCTTGAATCTTTCGGAACAGATCAACCCCATATTCTGCTTTGATATCGTAATTCTGACGATCTTCGCTTTCATTCAGCTCCTGCTTACGCTTAAGCAAATCGACTTCATAGCGTATTTTCTCAGCTTTGATAGTCTTGATTGCTTGAGCGCGCTGGGCAACAAGCGCGTACTGGCGAAGCTGTTCCTTAAGAATGGAGATTCTCGGTGAAAGAGTGGAAGAGATTTGCCGATCGACTTCTCTCCGACGCTCTTCAAGACGCTGTATTTCAAAGGCAAGTGTATTTCTCTTGGCATGAACGTCTGCTGATGCAATGTTAAGTTCAGCAAGGTGAGATTTGATATGCGCTAGCTCTTGTTGTGTGGCTTCAAACAGTGGTTCTGCACTGTCGATAGAAATATCCGAATTGCAGAACGGGCATTGATGTGGTTTGGGAAGATCAGTGCCTGTTGCTGCTGCGTCGGCAATAAAGGCAAGCCTTTCCATGTCGGCGGTATACTGGTCGCGCAATGAGGAAAACCTACTGCGAATGGTATCGTATTCGCTGATCTTGCTGTTGCCTGCATAAATGCTCTCCATGAGATTGCGGCTTTCAGAAACAGCAACATCGATTTCCTGCTGAACAGAATCAATTTCAGATTTTACTGCAGCCGTAGCTGAGTCCATATCGGGGATTTCTGCTGCTGCTTGTTCTTCTTCCAAAACACTAATCTGTTGACTCAGATGATGAATGCTTTCGTCGATATAAGCAATGATGGCTTCTCTACGAGCCCGTTTCATCTTCCGATCTTCTGGAGTGTCAACTTTTGAAGCATCTTGGCCGGTTAACATATAAAGTAGCGCGGCAAGGGAAGCAGTCTGTTGCGCAGGATTCTTAGGATTTAGCAAAGCAGAAGATGTGCGAGCAATCTGCGTTTGACTCACAAAAAACAGGTGCATCATACCGCGCCAGGTCAACTGTTGCGTTTTGCCTTCTTTGGATTGGAGAATCTTGATCGGTGCAGTAATACCGATTAGTTTGAGCCAAAAAGTGCTGATGCTGTTGGCACTATTGCTTGAAACAGAATACTCACCGTGAGTAATTTGCGGATCGGTGCCGGTGACAGTTATGTGCTTTTCTCCGAGCTTACGTGTTAGTATTACACTACCTCGCGGTGATTTCACGACGAGTGTGAAAGTGTCATAACCCCAATCTGGTTCAAAACGGAATGGATTAGTGATAGATTCGCTAAAACCGAAAAGGTAATCGATTCCATCCATTACATGACTCTTACCGGTATTGGATGGACCGACCACAAATGTTAATCCTTTGGAAAACTCAATGGATGATTTTTCTTTTCCAATGCCTGAAATGATCAGCCGTTCAATGTAAAACGGAAGCATCATGCATCCTCCTTTCCATAGGCTGAAGCCTTCTTTAATATGGTGCGAATAAGATCAGTATCTGTAGTCTGAGCAAAATGGTCAATGACAATATATGCTTGACGACAATAACAATCTGCGTATTCGCTATTAATGCTGCTGCAATAGTCAACGCCTGTCTCAGAGATCATATAGACAAAGCCATTCGGATTTGTTCCGACAGTTATCAGTCCAAGCAAAACCAAGCGCTTAATAGCTGCGCTTGACATACTGCAACGCGATGCGTATTCGCCGTATCGATACACGCTATTGCCGTGCAGATTCTCGGAGGCTAAGTCAAAGTCTCTAGAATAAGTGACAATGAAATCCATAGCGCAGAGACGGCTTTCAGTCAATGATTTTTTGCCAGTTGTATATAGCAGTAAGAGGTAACGCACTGATAATTCGAATACTGAACCGATAGCTTTAGTCATTTTTCTTCACCCACCTTAGCTTCCCATCTTTTACGAGGAAGTGGCAGACGCCTTGTTTGATGCGATTACTGATCCAGTAGGGGGATTTGCTCAATAAGTACTGAGACACTTGTAAAACTGATGCTTGCTCCATTACACACAGCATTTTTTCGTAACCGTCAGAGTGATGTCTCATCGCTGTGTTTCGGACACCGGCATATGTTTCATCTTTGAGCACGTTAAATTGATCTTGCAGTTCAACGCCTTGCAATTCACTGATGCTGCATCGAATAGACTCGGCGGAAAAGTAATCAATACGGCGCTCTTGTAGATCTTCTTTGTATTCAGGGTAAGATTCAAAGCAAGATTCATCAAAGCAATCTATATGAACGGCATCACCATATGCTTCATATAAGGCTCTGATATATTGTTGCTCGTGGTCTGCGTGCTGTTCTGGCGGTGTTTGTATAACAGGCTTTGGCATTCTCAGTAATGCTTCTTCCACCGCGCTGCAAGCATCAGAAAAGTTTCGGTGCCCTTTTACTCTGGCTGCTTCGGCAATGATCTGGATGAGCAAATCGGCGCATTTTGACACGACATCATCCAGCGTACCATTGTTAACAATCCCATTGCTAGTCAAGGCCTGTGAAAGAGCAAGAATGGAATCACAGGATTGCACATCGCTGCTGAGTGTGTCGCAAAAATGTGCTCTATCAATATGGGCATTTAGAGGGATGGCTTGCTTTGCAGACAATGCTAAGTCTCCACTCATTAGCTTTCGGAGAGTGTTCTCTGGCATGTCTAGAACCACACACTCTGAATTGTAATCTTCTTCTATGATGGCCCCAAGGATGAAGACGACATAGTCTGCCTTGGAACGGCCATCTTTGCTTTTTGCAGACTTACCAAACCCCTTCCTGTCACCGAAGAAGGGATACAACATCTTCAAGTAGGTTGATAAAGTCATGCATGTCCTCCCGTGCTAAATCACGAAAACGGGACTCCCGTTTACTCCCGTTTGCTCCCGCGTATGAGAATGGCGTTAGTGTATACTGAGCGTGTCAGAAGACGATGAGGGTACAGAAAATCCTTATATACAAAGGGTATCACGGATATTTGCGAATGTCAATCTTCCCTCTATGAAAGCAGTCGTCTGGCACTGAGTCAAGCGGTTTGCTGGTGTACAACTGCGTTCCGAAAGCTGCTTGACGAGGTAACTGAATACTACTGCACCGACCATCGGAAGGACGGCTGCAGTCCGAAATGGAGCTTTCCATAGGACTGAGGCTTATTAATCATGGTCGCGTGCAACAGGTGCTCCGTTTCGGGATCGACCGAAAAGGAGCGCCAAATGAGGAATTATAAGACGAGCAGAGCCAAGCGTGTAACTTACCGATACTACGACGCTAATGGAAACCTTCATAGTGAACTTGTCTCTGGACAGGATGATGTGACTGAAGTACTAGTTCAGTACTTACATGCGGAGGATGACGAAGAATACAACGCGAGTCGCCGTGAGGCTTATCATGCCCCCGTACACTATATGGCTTATTCTTGTGGAGATGGAGAAGATGCCGAAGCACGGAACGGTTATCTTGGTGACGAAGATGCGGATCCTGCCATCATATTTGAGAACATGATTTGTCAAGCAGAATTCAAGCGTATGTTTTATGAATGCTGGAATCGGTTGTCGAAGGAACAGAAGACCCTGGTATTCCGAAAAGCGCGTGGTGAAACGAATGTTGCGATCGCCAAAGAATTGGGGATTTCGGAAACAGCTATTCGCAAGCAAATAAAACGTATTCAGAAACACTTCAGCGACATTCATTGAAATCATGGATACCATTTATTGTGAAATGACGTTTTTGCATCGATGGGGTTCGAGATTCCATTTTTCTTTGCATATTGCCAGAAAGCATTGTTGTATAAGCTTTCTGGATAGGGGAAACTGAGTGAACAAGCAACAGAAAGAGCACATTATTGCGCTTCGCGCGAAAGGGATCAGCTATGGAAAAATTGCTGCTGAGCTGGGGCTTTCGGTCAATACGGTTAAGTCGTTTTGCCAGCGTAATAAGGATGGTGAGCTGGTCAGTAAAGAAGAGAGGAAGAGTGAGCCGATTGATAAGTGTGCGCAGTGCGGCGCCAAGCTTTTGCAGCAGTTAGGTCATCGCCGGAAAAGGTTCTGCTCGACAGCTTGCCGGATGGCCTGGTGGAGAGCGCATCCAGATCAGATGAAGCGCAACGTCTGGCATAGCGCGCGATGTTGCTATTGTGGCAAGCTATTTTCATATTACGGAAACCGACCTAGGAAGTATTGCGGCCTCGAATGCTATCAGCAACAGCGGATTGCTCAGGGCGGTGATGTACATGGCTGATGAATATGGCCTCATGTGCTACCAATCCGTGATGCGCATAGCCATGATTTGGCTGGAGGCCTGCATTATAAATGAGGATGACTTCCACAAAATTGATACAATCGCGGCTGATAAGTTTGGTGTTTCGGATCGGAGTGTATGGCGCGAAATTGACTTGATAAGATATCCACCTGACGGTAATATGCCACATAACGAAAGGGGGAATCTCTGATGGAGCGAAGCATCAAGCTCATTCAGCCAGTAAAGCTTGCGGGTCAAAAGCTTCTACGTGTAGCAGCATACGCGCGTGTGTCCGTGGACAAGGATACAATGAAGCATTCGCTTGCCGCCCAGGTTAGCTACTATAGCAGTTACATCCAACAGCATGGTGATTGGGAATTTGCTGGAATCTATGCGGATGAAGCATACTCCGGAACAAAGGATAACAGACCGCGATTCGTTCAGATGCTCAAAGACTGTAGGGAGGGCAAGATCGATAGGATCATTACAAAATCTATCAGTCGCTTTGCCCGTAATACGCTGACACTCCTCAAGACTATCCGAGAACTCCGTGGCTTAGGAATTGGCGTCTATTTCGAGGAACAGAACATTGATACGCTTACTGAAGCTGGTGAGCTGATGATCACGCTATTGGCCTCACAGGCCCAGGAAGAGAGTCTTGCCACCAGTGAGAATTGCAAATGGCGAATCCGGAAGATGTTCGAAGAAGGGTACACGACCAGCTTCAACATGGTCGGTTACCGAGTGGAAAATGGACTGGTCGTGTTGGTTCCTGAAGAGGCTGAAACAGTCCGTAGAGTATTTGATCTGTACCTTGCAGGCTATGGGAAGCAGGCAATTGCCAATATCCTGCGCGAAGAGGGAGTTCCCAGCCGGACTGGAGGAGAATGGAATCAAACGACCATTTTCAGCATGCTACGCAACGAGAAATACGCAGGAGATCTGCTTCTTCAAAAAAGCTATATCACGGATCACTTGACGAAAGCCAGTGTAAAGAACAAAGGCGAACGACCTCAGTATTTTATCAAGGACGATCATGAGCCAATCATTGATCGGGATACCTTTGATAAGGTACAGCGTGAGATAGCGCGCCGGGCAGAGAAGTTTGCACACCCGCAAGGCCGGTATACCGTTTTTTCCTCATTAATCAGATGCGGTATATGCGGTAAGAGCTACAGACGAAAGATTACTGAGGCTAGGGTGATTTGGACGTGCAGCACGTACAATACACGTGGAAAGAAATATTGCGCATCGAACTCTATTCCAGAATCGACGCTCGAAGAGGCATGTGCTCTGGCGCTTGGGCTATCTAAGTACGATGATGAAACGGCTGGAAACCGGATCACGTGTATTGATGCCCTGCCAGATCACATGCTTGTTTTCCATCTGGATGATGGAACGGAGAGAAGAATAGAGTGGTCCTATCCCTCTCGGTCGGAGGGCTGGACTGAGGTAAGGCGCCGCCGTGCTGCAGAAAATACGAGGAGGCATTATGCAAAGACAGGTAGTTAAGCGAGAAGTACAATTGATTCAGCCAGTACTGAAACCGAATCTGGTGCAAGCCTCTTATAACGCTGTGCGGAAAAAGCGTGTTGCTGGTTATGCACGTGTTTCGACTGAACATGAAGAGCAGCAGACAAGCTACGAAGCACAGGTGGATTACTACACCCAGAAGATCAAGGCGCGCAGCGATTGGGAGTTCGTAGAGGTATATACCGATAAGGGTATAACCGGTACGAATACGAAGAGGCGCGAAGGTTTCAATCGAATGATCCAAGATGCGCTTGATGGAAAGATCGACCTGATTCTTACCAAATCAGTATCTCGTTTTGCAAGAAACACAGTAGATACGCTTTCGACGATCCGCAAGCTCAAAGAGCGTGGGGTCGCCGTGTTTTTCGAGGAACAGGGAATCGACACGCTGGATGGCAAGGGCGAATTGCTGATCACAATCATGTCCAGCATTGCGCAGGAAGAAAGCCGTTCCATTTCTGACAATGTGACATGGGGAAAGCGGAAATGCGCTGCGGACGGCAAGTTTCAACTGGCTTATAAGAACTTTCTGGGTTACAGGAAAGGTGAAGATGGGCTTCCAGAGATTGTTGAGGAAGAGGCTCAAATTGTGAGGTTCATTTATCGCTCTTTCTTACAGGGGAAGACGGCATCTAGCATCGCAAAGATGCTGATGGAGATGAATGTGGCAACACCAAGTAGAAAAACTGAATGGACGTATGGCACGGTTATGAGCATTCTTCAAAACGAGAAATACAAAGGCGCAGCACTTCTACAAAAAACGTTTACCATCGACTTTCTTCAGAAGAAAACGAAGGTAAATGAGGGTGAGGTGCCGCAGTATTACATCGAAAATAGTCATGAAGCGATCATTGATCCGGTTGAGCATGAGCGAGTACAGCTGGAAATCAATAGGCGAAAGGAACTGGATAGAAGATACAGCTCTGCATATACGTTTTCTTCTCGAGTACAGTGTAGTGAATGCGGTGCTTTCTATGGAAGAAAGGTATGGCACTCCAACGACCCATATAAAGCGTATGTTTGGAGATGTAATGATAAATACGCTGGTAAGACCCGCTGTACAACACCCCATTTTTACGAGGATGTCCTAAAGCGCAGATTTGTTGAGGCATTTAACCAGCGCGCGGAGATCAAAGCGGAAACCTTGGTGGTGTGCAGGCTTGCTGCTGCTACCATCTGTGATCTTGACTCTTTGGACGATGAGATTAAGACGATCAATGATGAAATCAAGGTTCTCGTGGGGCTTTCACAAAAACTGATTGATGAAAACGCGAAGAAAGCGCAGAATCAGGAGGAATACCAACGCCGCTATTCTGCTTTGCAGGATAGATTTGAAGTGAAGCAAGCCAGGCTAATTGAAATACAGAAGGAGAGAGCTCGGCGCATAGCTATGAAGAAATCCATTGATTGGTTCATAGAGAGCTTTGAAAAGCATGAGGGTTTGCTGGAGGAGTTTGATGAAGAGCTATTCTTTGCGGTTACTGATGTAATGATTGCTCATCCGGATGGAAGAGTTGCAGTCCGTTTTAGAGATGGTGTAGAGATCATGACAACAAGGTTTTGAACGGAATGAAAGGTGCTGTCTCGCAAGACAATAGAGTCATGAGAGACAGCACCTTTTAGGTGTTTTTCATTACAAGCATACTAAGGGCAACCGCACCGAAGAGGCAGAAGAGAGTACCTAGATCACTCGTGTCGAAAATGCATGGCAAAGCAAAGCCGGATATACAGAAAATGATTACCAAAACTGATCTCAGAATTGTCATTCCGGGGGTATCCTTCGTTGCATCGTAGAGAGGCATACCGGCAAAGGAAATGCCGGTTGGTGGCGACTTGGGCTTTTTGACCGGTTTATTTCGCTGATAGGAATGGCTTGTGTGATTGTTTGACTCGTGTCCGTCAATGACCTCTTCGATGAACATCATTTCTACAGCTTGTTCGATAGGATCAAGTTTCCCATCTCGATTGGTATCAAACATGCTCTTTCTCATGAATTCCTCCATAACAAAGTGATATTATTACATCAAATACTGGTCATTTCCAGCCAGGTATTTCGCATAGTTTACTTTGAATAGCGGTTTTTCGCTGATCTGAGTGGTTGAGTGAAAAGCTATTCTGCCAATGTAGCCGACATAGCTGATGGTCCAATCGGGATTAAGAGCGAAGAGATTGTCGGTTTCACGTTTTGTTGGCTTTACACCATCTCCAAATGTGAATCCTTCTTCTTCTGCATGCTTGAGGAATAGTTTGCTCAGGTTTTCGCTGGCCAGATATACGTAGATTCGGCCTTCGTGGCTGAGTAGATTGCTGACAGTGCGCATTTTGCAGTCCTCCTATAGATATGTATTTGCCTATAAAGAGGACGAAAAAACACCCATCGTCGCCGATGGGTGCATAATCCATATCACAACCCATCGTCCAAGCTTTAGCACCTTACCTTCTGGCAGGTTGCTGTGCGGTCAACGGGCTTGTCCCTCACGCACTCTTTATAGGTTAATTCAATTATAATCCCCATAGCCTGACATGTCAATAGCAGTTTTAGGCTGGGTTCACGCGGGTTTGATTTCATTGATGATTCTCCTTATCGTCTCGGATTCAGCGATACCCAAGATGTCTTTATCCTCGTTGCAGATGACAAGTACAATGAGCTGTTCATACTCGCCGTCAGAAAAGGGATTCTGCAGGCGAAGTTCATAGAATAATTCGTCGCCTCCGCCGTAGATTGCGTAGTGGCCCTTAAGTCCATTAATATGGATAGGAGTAGGCGCCAGAATCACATGTTCGCCAGACTCCTTAATCATTATCGCGAGGTCATTTTCTGTACATCCACTAATGGATGCGCTGGTCAGCAAATCTAGCCTATACTGCTCATCTGGTGAAAGAAAGTGAAGGGTATTGTCTGAAACGAAGTCTGTTTCGGTATAAAAATAGAAATAATCTGGAATGATAAAAGAAATTCCTGGTATGTGCAATCGACCATTCTTATACTGAATCATTGTATCCCTCGCTTATATGTCAGCGTATAGTATTTCTATCTGATTCTTTTGTGCGTAACGGATTGTATTTAGTGTTCCGCCGGGTTCGCCATTGAATACGGCGATCAGGAGTGATGAATGATCAACCATCCAGACGTTCCTTCTCTGATAACTGGACTTCGAGTATGTAGGCCATATGATACGCCGAAGATCGGAAGAGTTGAGCACAGCATTGAAGCGATCCTGCCATTTGATGCTCCAGCTCTTTTCAAAGTTGGGATGCGGCAGTGCGCAGATGAGTCTGAGCCTTGGGTTATCGCTTCGGCGCTCCAGAACGATTTCCGCAGCCCAGATATCTGTTCCCTGGGCCATTCCGGTAATGAATGTGGTATATCCTCTTGCAATCGCTTGGTCGATTGCCGCTGCCAGCGATTGTTTAATTGACGCTTCACTCTGCTTGAGCTTACCAGGCCTGTGTCCGGTAAAACAGCATCGTTTCAGCCTTTTCTCTGCCTCAGTCATTAACATCGCATATCACCTATCGTCAGGTATCATTCGGTTTTATCCCAGATACTGACAGAAACGTGAACCTCTTCATTTTCACAGTTGAGCTGAAAGTTGTAATCACCATTCTCAGGGATCTCGAATTCCATGATGCCTTTATTGAATGGGATAGCCTCAATAATGAAAGTTTCTACAGAGGTATGCCTGATCCAGCTGCTGCTTATGCTGCGCTTCGGATCAGCTATCAAAACTATAAGTTGATCTTTCTTGAGATCAGTCAATTCAAAGCTGTGATCTCCGCTTGCGGTGTTTCCATGAATGGTGTGTGCTGAGATACGTTTCATGCCAGGGTAAGTGGGAGTGGAGTGCTGTACAGCGACGATGCTGGTGAGACAAATACACAGAGAAAGAAAACAAGCCAGAAAAACCTTTCTGTATCTGCTCATAGTCCCGCCCTTTCACAATAACCACTCAAAAATGTGAATACGTTCACTCAATTATATCATAGTGTGAATTGGATTTGAAGCATCTGCAAGGATGAAGTCACTCAAGATTTCTAGTAAAATCGCAATGTTGTTAGATTTCCTATCACTCAAAAATGCTATAGAATTATCTATAGGTGGTGATTACAATGATTGATGTTGGCGAACGTCTGAAAGAGTTAATGGACGAGCGAGGGCTAAATATGCATGCTCTGTCTAAGAAAGCAGGAGTTTCGTGGAATACCATCAAGAACTTCTACGACAGAAGAACCAAGCCCACGATCACAACGATTTCTATGTTGTGTGACGGGCTGGGAATTACGCTTGCGCAGTTCTTTGACGTGGAAGGAGAAACTGTCCATCTGACGGCGGAGCAGCAGTATGTGATTGACTGCTGGAGTGCTCTGACGGATAAGGAAAAAGAGGCTATGAAAGTCGTGCTGGAAGCTGTATTGGAGAACCGGAAACAGAAGGATTCTTGACAGCGGACAGTTGCATTCTTGGGCTGAATATAAAATGAGGCGGATACTGACAGCAAAAAACGCTGTACGGTATCCGCCTATTTGCATTTCACTTAAGCTGATTAATAATAAAACTGTACTAGTAAAGGCTTCGAGATGCCAAATAGATACGCATCGGGTATGGGTAATGCCAAATAGAAATCAAAAAGCCGGATGATGAACGGGTTCTTTAAATGAATCCGTCATCATCCGGCTTTTTATTATCTTATGTTAAGAGCATCTAATGTTGCTTACGTAATTTCTTTTTTCGATCAATGCCTGCAATCTGGAGCAGAGCATCGAGTTCATCTAAATCATTTTTATAATATTCTCTCAGCAGAACGTGACACGCAATGTCCCCCTTAGATTCATCGCGCATTTCGTATCCCGCTTTCCGGATTAGATCCTCACTATAATCAGGCTCTAAGTGAAGCGCCAAACATAAGAGGACAACGTATTTAAGCTCCGGTCGAGAAGTGTATTTTTTGCTTCTATATCTTTTAATTGTTCTTTCAGTAATTCCCGTCAAACCTTCAAGATCCCAATTGGTGAGGTGGCTTTCTAAATGATCAATGTGATAATTCAGGGTTTCACAGAAGGTGCGAGGGAGTTTATTAGTTTTAGAATCATAAATGCTATCAATCCGCGCTGCAAACGCCTGTGCGTCCAGCATAGAAAGGCATTGCTGACTCAAGATTTAAGCCTCGTGGATGAGAGTACTCAGCCGACCTCTTTTAGAGATCATCGTCGGAGGAATCGGCATCGACGCATCCATAGCAATACTATTCAAATCATTTTGAGACAAACGCTGAGAGGATTGCTCTCTTCTTTTGCTAATAGCCGATAGTTTAATGTGTTCAATAATCTGTAAAAGTTTTAAGGAGTAACGTTTGCAATGTTCATCAGAGAAGTAATGCATTTTACCAGGCTCGAGCGGCGCCGTAAGATGCTGCCAAAGCCATTCGTAATACTCAAACATAGAGACATTGTCATGATCAATTGCTTTGAGCATGGCATTCAGCACATCAGCAAGCTCATCGACAGACACTTCATCAAGCAAACGAATGATTCGGTCGCGCTGTCGCTTCATGTGGTCACGCTTGAAGTCCTGCAAGATGCTACTGACATCAAGACAATAAGACAGGGGACTGGAGAAGTACATCGTTATTCACCTCTTTCTCTTGTGGTTGGGGGAGTTATTATACTGCGCTTCCACCGGAAATGCAATCTCCATTTTGTTGCGATTCTCACATGAAATTCCTACTCAGAAATGCGAATTTTGCCGAAAACAGGGGGACATTCGATGTCCTGTCAACAAAAGGTGAAATCTGCTATGATTGCTGCACACAAATCAAAGGAGGAAGTCATCATGGTAAGCGTCAAGAATGGCGAAAACAAGAAGGTCTGCCAGATTGATCCGCAGACACGTTCAATTGAGATCGTAAAGAGTGGATTTCGGACGGTCATCAGGTTTCTGGATGATGGGACTTACGAGATTATCAACACAAAAGTAGCTTAACTAAATATCAGTAACAACGAATCCGCAGAACCGCTAGACGGGCATGGATATACACCTTCATGGTGTGTACCTGCCCGTCTTTTATGTTCTGCGGGTTAAGCAGACGCAATCCAGGGTGGTCCTGCGGATTCAGGCTCAACGACCTGAAACGGAGGATCATTATGAGATTGCAGAAAACCAGCAAGAAGAACCGTGCCACTTACATTTACTACGGCGCCGACGGCAAGAAACTCATGGAACTTAAACCGGGTGAGAATGGTGTTACCGAGGCGGATATCGCGTTGCTCCATGAACAAGATGATCTAGAATATAACGCTCAGAGGCGTGAGGATTATCATGTACCTGTTCATTATGATAACTATACGACGGCGGATGATCAGGATGGTGCGGATCGCAATCCATATCTGTCTGATACAGAGGCGAGTCCTGAAATGCAGCTCATGGATGCCTTGGAAGCCGCCGATAAGAGGGCAGCTGTCAGGATGCTGTGGGAGGCATTACTGCCCCAGCAGCGCGATCTGGTTCTCAAGAAGCTGAAAGGGATGACGAATACGGAGATTGCAGCGGCAGAAGGAGTCACTGAAGCAGCTGTTCGCAATCGTATGAAGAAAGTGCAGGAGCGCTTCAAGTGGCTGAAATAATGTGCTAAGCAAGGGTTCGATTCGAAGTAGTCCTTCGCTTATCGCCAGAGGGAAGAAGCAATTACCCTCTGGAAGGAGGAAAGACCATGAGTCTTAGGCACAAGGTTTGCATCAGCGTGAGTCGCCCAGATGGAGGCAAACAGAGCATCCTCAAGGGGAGCTCCTGTACGATGCGCAGCCGTCTTCTGAATTTTCTGTTTGGTGAGAAGGTTGGCGTTATTGTACTGACGCCCGGTGACAGTGTTGAAAACGTGGAAATCAAGGAAATTGGAGGCGACGCATATGGGCAAAGTTAAGGAGATTGGAATGGCTATCGAGGAGCTTCGCCGCTGCGGTGAAGCACTTATTGGAGTGGCGGATAGTCTCAGAGGTGTATTCAGCGGAGATGAGAACGAACAGGAAGTTAAGGAAGCTGCTCCGACTGCTAAGCCAATTCCACTGGAAAAGGTACGCGCAGTACTGGCTGAAAAGTCTGTTCAGGGTAAGCGGCAGGAAGTCCAGAATCTGATTCGCCAGTATGGTGTTGACCGCTTGAGCGATATTGCACCGGAACACTATGCTGATCTGCTGACCAAGGCGGGGGTGCTGTAATGCCGCCAAGGAAACATGCGATTCTCTCTGCATCGTCTGCGCATAGATGGATGAACTGCAATCCGTCAGCGCGGCTTGAGCAGGAATTCGAGGATCGGGAGACAGAGGCTGCAGCGGAAGGTACGGCTGCGCATGCCTTGTGTGAGCATAAGTTGCGCCGAGCAATGAAGCTGCAGTCGAGAAAGCCCACTTCACAGTATGACTGTGATGAGATGGATGCTTATACGGATGGTTATGTGCAGTTTGTTCTAGAGACGCTCAATGAGGCGAAGGGGAACTGTGCTGATTCCATGCTCATGATTGAGCAACGGCTGGACTTTTCCTGTTATGTACCGGATGGCTTCGGTACTGGTGACTGCGTGATCATCGCAGACCGAACGCTTCATGTCATCGATTTCAAGTATGGGCAAGGCGTCCTGGTTGAAGCACAAAACAACCCGCAGATGATGCTGTATGCGCTCGGTGCGCTGGCAATATACGAGTGCTTGTACGACATCGAAGAGGTGTCCATGACGATCTATCAACCGCGAAGAGAGAACATCTCTACATGGGCGATCACGGTTGATGAGCTGAAAAACTGGGCGGAGAAGGAACTGATCCCCAAGGCTAGACTGGCTTATGAGGGAAAAGGCGAATATCATCCAGGCGCCTGGTGTGTGTTTTGCAAGGCGGCAGTTAAGTGCCGAGCAAGGGCGGAAGAGAAGCTTGCTCTGGCCAGATATGAGTTTGCGCAGCCGCCGTTGCTGACTGATGCTGAGATTGAGGATATTCTTGGCAAACTGGATGATCTGACACGCTGGGCAGAAGAGATCAAAGCGTATGCTCAAGATGCTGCGCTCAATCATGGCAAGCAATGGCGTGGATATAAGGTAGTAGAAGGCAGATCTGTACGCAAGTACAAGGATGAGGAATCCGTCATTGAGGCAGCCAATGCGGCCGGATATCATGACATCTTTAAAAAATCGCTTCTTACAATCACGGAGATGGAAAAGCTCATGGGCAAGCAGACCTTTTCAGAGGTTCTGGGGGAATTGGTTATGAAACCTGCAGGCAAACCCACGCTTGTTTCGATAACGGATAAGCGCCCAGCTATCTCCAATGCAAAAATTGACTTTACTGAAATTCAGGAGGATTAAACACTATGGCAAAGCAGAATAACACCAAGGTCGTCACTGGCGTCGTGCGCCTCTCCTATGCGAATGTTTGGGAACCTAAGTCCATTAACGGCGGCGCAGAGAAGTACTCTTGTTCGCTGATCATTCCCAAGTCCGATACTGAAACCATCAATGCGATCAATGCAGCGATTGACTGCGCGATCAAGGAGGGCGCGCATAAGTTTGGTGGCAAGATCCCCAATAAGGCAGCGCTCAAGCTTCCGCTGCGCGATGGTGATGTGGAACGTGATGATGATGCTTATAAGGACTGCTATTTCGTCAATGCGAACAGCACGACGGCCCCGCAGATCGTCGATCGCCGCGTACGCCCGATCATGGATCGCAACGAGGTCTATAGCGGCGTATATGCCCAGGTTTCCATTAGCTTCTATGCGTTCAACTCCAACGGCAATCGAGGCATTGCTTGTGGTCTTGGTAACATCCAGAAGGTCCGCGATGGTGAGCCGCTTGGTGGTCGCACCAATGCCTCCGATGAGTTCACCACTCTGGAAGATGAGGATTTCCTGTCCTGATAGAGTACATGAGGGTGGCGGAGTGATCTGCCGCCCCTTTTCCATATGGAGGCTGATTCATGAAACACATCTCAATTGATATAGAGACATTTAGCAGTGCAGATCTGAATAAGTCGGGTGTGTATCGCTACTGCGAGGCTCCTGATTTTTCTGTTCTCTTGCTTGGGTATTCCATAGACGAAAGCCCAGCTGTAGTGGTGGATCTGGCAAGTGGAGAACGTATTCCTGATGAGGTTATCCGTGCTTTGCAGGATGACCGAGTGATAAAGTGGGCATTTAATGCATCCTTTGAAAGAATATGTTTGTCACGACATTTGGGTTTTCCCACAGGCGAATACCTTGATCCAGCATCGTGGCGTTGTACGATGATATGGTCTGCTTACCTAGGGCTTCCACTTTCTTTGGCGGGTGTTGGGGCTGTGTTGGGGCTGGAAAAGCAAAAGATGACCGAGGGCAAGGAACTGATCAAGTTTTTTTGCCAGCCCTGTATGCCAACAAAAGCCAACGGACAGCGGACACGTAACTCACCAGCAGACGCACCGGATAGGTGGGAGTCTTTTAAGGCTTACAATATACGGGATGTTGAAGTTGAAATGGCAATACAGAAGAAGCTGATGCGCTTTCCTGTGCCAGCTGAAATCTGGGATCAGTATCATCTGGATCAAGAGATCAATGATCGAGGCATAGCATTGGATATGCCGTTGGTTAGGAGCGCTATTGCCTTAGATGCTCAGTCCCGAGAAGAACTCATGGGGCGATTACAGAAGTTAACTCAACTTGAGAATCCGAACTCGGTAGCTCAGATGAAAGAATGGCTTGCGCAAAGGAATATAGAAACGGATACGCTTGGCAAGAAAGCAGTGGCAGCAATGATCAAAGAGGCACCAGAAGAGATGAGGGAAGTCCTTATTCTACGCCAGCAGCTGGCGAAGTCATCTGTTAAGAAGTATCAAGCAATGGAAAATGCGGTTTGCAGGGATGGGCGTGCTCGTGGAATGTTTCAGTTTTATGGAGCAAATCGAAGTGGCAGGTTTAGCGGACGCCTCATTCAACTCCAAAATCTTCCCCAGAACCATATGCCCGATCTGGAACAAGCCCGAATACTGGTGCATGCCAAGGATTATGAAATGCTCAAAATGCTGTATGGATCTGTACCGGATGTGCTTTCGGAGCTGATCAGAACGGCATTTATCCCACGAAAAGGTGCGAAGTTCTATGTGGCTGATTTTGCGGCGATCGAGGCTCGAGTGATTGCGTGGATTGCTGGTGAAGATTGGCGCTTGGATGTTTTCAGGAATGGAGGAGATATCTACTGCGCAAGTGCCAGTCAGATGTTTGGTGTACCCGTCGAGAAGCATGGGCAGAATGCCCACCTACGGCAAAAAGGGAAAATTGCTGAGTTGGCACTTGGATATGGCGGATCAGTTGGTGCGCTCAAGGCAATGGGTGCGCTGGAGATGGGACTGAAAGAAGAAGAACTCAAACCTTTGGTGAGCATGTGGCGTGAATCAAATCCGCAAATAGTAAAGCTCTGGTGGGCGGTAGATGATGCAGCAATGACAGCTGTAGAGGATAGATGCTCAACAGAAGCATATGGGATTAAGTTCTCTTACGAAAGCGGATTCCTGTTTATCACGCTGCCATCAGGGCGCAGACTTGCTTATGTGAAACCGAGGATCGGTGTAAACCAATTTGATTCTCCAGCTGTAACCTATGAAGGCGTCGGCAGTACGAAAAAATGGGAGCGAATTGAAAGCTATGGTCCGAAGTTCGTGGAGAATATTGTACAAGCTCTTAGCAGAGATATCTTGTGTCATGCGATGCAGACGCTGCGCTGCTGCTCTATCGTTGCTCACGTTCACGATGAGGTGATCATTGAGGCTGATCCAGCTGTATCAATTGAGGCAATCTGTGAGCAGATGGGTAGGACACCACCTTGGGCAGAGGGATTGATTCTTCGAGCAGATGGCTATGTGACTCCGTTTTACAGAAAGGATTAAGCAAATCGGAAATTATACCAGCAGTAGAATGACAAAATATAATCTTTGTGCTATACTAAACTCGTAATCTAAGAAGAAAGGAGTTTTCGAGATGTTTGCTGTTTCCATGAAGTCGGATCTGCGCAAAGAACTTAGTCTGGTACTGCCGGAATCGCAGTATCATATTTTGT